AGTCCAACTGACAGCATCAACGCTATATATAACCAAACCCAGAACAAGATAAGAAGTCTCCGATTCGTGTCAAGAAGAAAAGGTAATGTCAATATGTCCCTCGCAGCCAAGGTGGATCCAACGCGTTACACAGAGTTTACAACAAAGCCCCGGGAGGAGCGTCTCTCCAAACAACTTGTATATGGTGTGAAAACATCTGTGCCAAACCTAAACATCCCAGGCTACGCAAAGACTCACGGAAACCAGCGGTTCAACCTCAACAAACAGGAGTGGGTCAAGAATACCTCAAAGTCGTATGTGAAGAATGAATACAACTACAGACCAACTGCGGGTAAAAACATTCCACCTGGGATTGACTATACTAAGTTATTGTATGGATATAAACCAGTGCGTGACAAATGGGTGCCTCGCTCAATTATAAAGAAGGCCGCTATGATACCCTTTATTGGGTTAAAGAATTGAGACGCAATTTACACATAATATGTTGTACAACGCTCCAGCTAAAGGTGATGATGGACTCTATTTCGTGAAAGCTCTCAATGATAGCAAGCGAAAATGCCTTATTCAATTGAATAAAGTAAAGGTTGCTGATGTCTCAGGTGACATCGTTTTTGAACTTGCGAGTGAAGCTAATGTTCAGAAGATTGGGGCGATTGATACCCTCAACCTTGAAGCGGCTCGTGAAAATTGTGAAACTTGGTTCGGAAAGCAACTTTCCGAAAAAGTGATTGAAGGTGCATACACTTCCAGTGTCGCCGACGGTCAAGTCACAGGCGAACGCATTGAAGTCACCAAGGCATTCAACGCGCAACAAGAATCTGTTGACATTGAAAATGTTCAAGCGGGTAAAGTTTGTGATGTGATTTTGGAATTTGCCGGTCTCTGGTTTGCCAAAAAATCTTTCGGTTCCTCATGGAATGTTGTCCAGGTCAGAGTTCATCCAGACCCAATTTTGGACACATACCCAGAAGAGTATGCCTTTGTTGATGAGGTTGAGGAATAAAAAAATTGTTGATCATATATAAAAGATGATGAAGAAGGGTCGTGCTCAAAACCTCATGATGTTGGCCGCGGTCGCCGTGTTGGTCTACTTGCTCTTCACTATGAACAACAAATCTGCTTATTCAATTCGTGAACGCGAATACTCCATGCTCGAGATGGCGCCAGCTGCGGGTCCAGCCGCGGCTCCAGCCCAAAATGGTTGCGGTATGGACAAGGGTGTTGGTTTGGCGTCCTCCCTCCTCCCACGCGAGGTTGCGTCTGCCGAAGACTTTGGTGAATTTGCCCCAGAAGACATCCTCGCGGGCCAAAACTTCCTCGAGCCACGTCAGCAAATCGGTTTCCCAGAATCAGTTGGCGGTGCTCTTCGCAACTCGAACCAGCAAATTCGCTCGGAACCACCAAATGCCAAAGAGCCATTTGTTTGGAACAACTCTACCATCGTTCCAGATACCATGATGCGCTCCTTGTGCTAAATTTCGCTTAAAGATTAGACCTTAGCTTTATGTAAATAATGTCAGTGCCCAATGAACTTTCCGAGAGCGTCTCCAAGCTTGTGGAGCTCTCAAAACAACTTTCTGAAGCAAAATCTGATATCAAAATCCTTAATCAAGAAGAGAAGAGACTCAAGGAGTCTGTGAAGCGACACATGATTGACCAGGGCATTGATACCATTAACCTCAGGAAAGGCAAGATCAGCCTTCGTAAATCTGTCCGCAAGGGATCTATGAATAAAGATGCAATCCGTGAAGGTCTTCTCACATTTTTTGGTGGTGATGAAGCCAAATTGGAAGGGGCTCTTAATGCCATCCAGGACACTATTAAAGTAAAAGAATCAACCTCACTCTCATTAACTGGGATAAAAGAGAAGCTCGAGAACGAAGATAAGTAATAACCATGGTTTGGAGTCAATACGTTTACGAAGCTACGGCGGGATATGATGTTCTCCCAAGCGATGAAGAAGAATTTGAAGATGACATTCATCTCAGTGTTGAAGATTGGCAAATCAAATACTCAGATGAACTATGGGAATTGTGGAGACGCGTTGAACAACTTATTCACGATGCATTCCTTGAACACACACTGATGACGGAATGTACATTTTCCGATTTCGCTGAGTTTTGTTACAATGATCATCACGATGATTGTGACTTTGTTTGGATTCCGTATGAATCAAATTTGTCGTATATCTGGAGACATATCCAAGAATACTTGGAAGATACAAGTCTCTATGATGAATTCATGCCCGGTGCTACATTTGATCATTGGGTTAAGTTTGCAGCAGAGCATACTAAGCAAAATAATATAACTATATATTAACCATGCTCCCAGATATCACCTCCCAAAAAGTTGCCATTCCAGCCGCTCTTTTTTTGGCGCTCAGCCCCGGTGTTCTCTTGACCACCGACGGGCGTTCTCTCAAGTTCACAAACGGAAAGACCTCCCAAATGGCCACCATGTTCCACGCGCTCGTGTTCTTCCTCGTCTACAGTCTCATCGCGAAGGCGATGGGTCTCGTTTTGACGAAGACCGACTTGATCGTCACAACCACACTCTTCTTGGCGCTCAGCCCAGGTCTCCTCTTGACTATCCCCCCAGGTTCTGGCGGTCTTCTCCGATCCGGACAAACGAGCATTCCTGCGGCGTTCACCCATGCGATCGTTTTCGCTGTGATCTTCGCGCTTTTGCGTCGTCAATTTCCTCAATTCTATTAAATAGGAGGATGAAGTACCTTGTTTTGGGTCCCGCATCAATGGGTATCTATTCGTTGATTGGGTCTCTCAAAGCACTTGAATCCAAACTCATAGATGTGAAGGAAATATCTGGATCATCTGCGGGTTCAATTTTAGCGTTACTTTTGGCACTGGGGATGTCCGTGGATGAAATACTAGAAGTGTCTTTATCTCTGAATATCCCCGATTTTGTTAAATTACGCATAGGCTCATTCTTTAACAAATTTGGTTTTGTTGATTTAGGCCCTATTCGTGAAAAACTCGTAGAAGTGTGTGGGTGTGATCCCACATTTGATGAATTGGAAATGAAGATTTATGTGTCTGCATATTGTCTGAATTCATCATCAACGGAGTACTTTTCTAAGGATACTCACCCCGATATGAAAGTCATTGACGCAGTCTGTATGAGTATGGCGATACCACTCATTTTTGCTTGTGGCAGGTATGAGGGGAAGACCTATATAGATGGGGGAACACAGGAACAATATCCAATGACTCCATTTTTGGGTAAGAAGCCACACGAAGTCACATGTATAAAACTGAAAATGGATCGGGTCTACCAAGAAGAAATAAATAATCCACGACAATTTGTGGAATCCCTCATTCGTTCAACTCTCACAAATAGAGTTGAATATAGTGAATATACAAAAATGATTGAAATAAATGTAGCTGATACAAACATATTTGACTTCAATATGCCCTATGAAGATAAGGTTAAATTGTATAATATAGGCTACTCTACTATTAAATAATTTGCTCCACTTTTTTGTTAACTTAATATAAAACAATGAATGCGTGTGACCCCGACGCAGATATAGAAAACCTTAGGAAATTGATTAAGATCAACGCCGGGGTAGATATTAAGCTAACAAAGAAAGAGATATGTGAAGCCTACCAAGACATTCAGGACGGCAAATTGCCTCTTCCACCAATGGTGATGAATTCAACAAGAACTTATCTTGTTGATAAAAAGTCCCCATTGAAGCCAAATGATTATGAACAACTTTTTGACACATCCACGAAGAGAGCCGATCTCAAACGGATTGCTCGCAAGGTTAACCTAAAGAATGTTGATCAGATGACGAAGACACAAATTGTTGATGCCATTGGTAAGCGTCTCAGATACATGAAAGTACACGAACCCGTCAAGTTCGCGAGAAGAACGCGGGTTGTCTCTGTTAACAGCAATGTAAACACAGCAGTGAACAACACAGCAGTGAACAATGTTAACAATGTGAACCGAGTGAACACCAATGTGAACCGAGTGAACACCAATGTGAACCGTGTGAACACCAATGTGAACCGTGTGAACACCAATGTGAACCGTGTGAACACCAATGTGAACCGAGTGAACACCAATGTGAACCGAGTGAACACCAATGTGAATCGGGTGAACACAAACTTCAATATGAACCGTGTGAACACCAATGTGAACCAGGTGAACCGAGTGAATCGTCCAAAGAATAAGAACTCAAAAGTGACATTTCCAATGGGTGGTCTCTTTGCGAAAGGTGGACAACCTAAATTTTTGGGTGGAACGAGAAGTGCCGTGAAGTCGGTGAAGCCAGAGAAAAAGGGTTTTTTCGCGGGACTTTTCGGTAAGAAGGAAAACAAGAACTTTGTCGCCGCAAATAAGTTCAAAGGTTCAAAAGAAGGTTATGTTTTTAGAAAAGGAGAAAAGGGATTGGGTTACTACTTAAATACTGGTCTTGTCCAAGGACCACAGTTACCACCCATAAATAATACCAAACCAATCCCAGCTAATGAAGATTTTGCTCTTGAATTGGCGGTTGCCAGAGTTAAGCAACTCGGTCTCAAGAGAGAACAAAAGTTCCTCAACCAAATACAACTCGGTAAGGGGAAGAGGAAAAATATTGTAGTCCAAGCCGAGGCGGCTAAAGAAGAAGAAAATCAATTCGCTTCATTCTTGGATAGTTTGAATATTTCAAATACGAACAAGAATGCTTTCAAGCGAAGAATGGCCACTGATGACTTCAAGCAAATTCAAGTTGAAGCACAACTCAAAGCCGATGAGAAAGCGAATGTTGTACGCTCAAATGAAGAAAAGATGATCATGTTCTTGAAGACAACAGGTCTCAATAACACAAACAAAACTCTATTCCTAAATAGAGCTCGTGCAAATGGTTCAAACATCAATGCTCTCATTGAGGAAGCTCGTCAATTGAATACTCAAAAGAAGACAGAGAAACTCTCAAAGAAGCAAGATGAGTTCCGTACCATTCTTCAAAACTACAACAAGTTGAATGCCGCCGATAAAGAGGCTCTCATTAAAAGTGTCACTGACAATGTCAATGCAAATACAATGCGAAAGATGGCAGATGATCTCCTTCAGAAAAGGATAGAGGAGAAGAAAAATGCAACGGCACAAAATCTTCTCTCATTCTTGACACCCCTCCAGATT